TTTCGTGTAAGGCATTCTTTGGTGCCCCTTTAATGTCCAAATACGAACCCGGCGGGGCTTCCGAAGGTGTGGCGGCCTGGGCGGCTTCATAAGGAACAACGGCAGCCCCGGCACTGTCCACATTAAAAATAATCTTCAAATAATCGTCATACACAAAGACGGAATGAACCAGCGCTCCGAATACCTGGCGGCGGAAGTCTGGATCCGTCCTATCACCCCGGCGGAACCCGTCAAGCCAGCAGGCCACGGCTTCGGCCTTGACGACAAGCGCGGCCTGCACCTTCGCACGGTCTATCTGCTGGCGCAGGGCCGTGCGGTCTGCTTCGGCTTCTTCCAGTAATTGCTTCGTGGTTTCCGTTATAATTCCCTGTGCAATGGCGTTGCCTATATTTTTTAATCGGCGCTGTACTTCTTCCAGCTGTGCGTTTAAGCTGGCGAGAAGTGCGGCGCTTTCACTGTTTTCAGCGCACCGTCTTTCCACTTCGGTGGAAATATAAGCGATATTTTCATCGGTGAGAATATCAAGCGCGGACTGCAGCACGGCTTCTTCTATCAAATCCAGGCGCACGTTCTTTTTTTTGCAGGTTTTCGCCCGGCGATTATTGCAAATATAGTAATAATGCCGCGCCCCTGTATGGCTGGTGCCTGCCGTGCCCGTCATGGGTGCGCCGCACAGGCCACAGAACAGCTTACCGCTTAACAGGTACGGCACTTCGGCCTTATACGCGCCGGGCCGGTGCTTGTTTGCCGAAAGCCGCCGCTGCACAGTAAAGAACAGATCGTCTTCAATGATACGCGGGCAGCCGCCCTCTATGCGGACGTTCCCGGCGTAGCTGTACAAGCCTATATATTTTTCGTTGCGCAAAATGGAATTGAAGCTGCTGCGGTTGTAGGGCGTGCCGCGCTTTGTGCGGTAGCCTTCTTCGTTCAGCTGGGCGGCAAGCTGGCCCATAGGCTGGCCGCTGGCGTACCACTCAAATATCCGGCGCACCAATTCGGCCCCCACGGGGTCTATTTGCCAGCGCTTGTCCGGGCCGGGCCGGTAGCCAAGCGGCGCACAGCCGACGACCTGGCAATGCTGGGCGGCCTTATTCATGCCCCGGCTGACATCTTCGGACAGCTTCGCGCTGAAATATTCGGCAACGGTTTCAATCATGCCTTGCGTGATTATGCCGGCGCTGCCTTCCGGTATGTATTCGGTAACGCTGATTAAATGCACCCCGGCGGCTTCCAGCTGCTTGCGATACAGGGCGCTTTCGGCGCGGTTGCGGAAGAAGCGGTCATACCGCCACACAAGAACACAATCAACCACGCCCGTGGCCGCGTCGCGCATAAGCCGCCGGAAGTCGGCGCGGTTTTCCGTCTTGCCGCTGCGTGCCCGGTCTGCATACTGGCCGACCACGGTTATATTGTGCTTGTCGGCGTATTCCTGGCAAATATCCTGCTGCCCCTCTATGCTAAGCTCTTGCTGCTTATGGCTGGAAAATCGGCAGTAAATAAACGCCCGCATATAAGCACCCCCCTGCCCGCCGATTGGTGGGCTATTTCTTTTTGTTGGAATCTTCGCGCAGCGCGTCCATGTACCCCGCCGTTATGATACCGGCAGGCAAGGCTACAACGGCAATACCAACCAGCGACGACAGCATAGTGAAAACACGCCCGGCGGTTGATACCGGGTATATATCGCCATAGCCGACAGTTGTTAAAGATATTGTTGCCCAGTAGATTGCGTCGAAGAAATTACTGAACGTGTCCGGCTCTACGTTGAAGACGGTAAGCGCGCAAATGAGAATGTAGGCCCCGGCCAGCGCGCCGACAGTAAGAAGCGCGGACCGCTGGCTGCGCAAGACGTTCAGAATTATTTCTATATTTTTGGAATAACGGGCAAATTTAACCACCCGAAAAACCTTAAACGTGCGAAACAGGCGAAAAATGCGCAGCACTCTGGCACCGCGTCCGACGACACCAAAGGATGGCAAAATCGTGAGAAGGTCTACCAGGGCCATAGGCGTGAAGGGGTACAGGAAGAAGGCTGCCGTTCCCCTGCCGGGCAGCTTGAAATCTGCCGTTACAAGCCGCAGAAAATAGTCGGCAATAAAAATGCAGACTGTAACACGGTCTATTGCAACGGTCCAGGGTGCCGTTGACTTCGTAGCCAGCGGAACAAGGCTGCAAAGGATTGCGACCATCATAAACCAATCGTATACACGGCTTGCCCTGTCCCCGGCTGTTGAAACCTCTATTATTTCAAAAATGCGCTTGCGCACAGAAAACACCTACCTTTTCACGCCAGGGAAATAGACGATTCTGCATGTTCTTGACGTGTGGCAGCCTGGTATTCAAAATCCAAACTGTTCAAAATGCGGGCTTGGGCCATATCGTCAAGGGCGTGGAACTTGCGCAATAATTCTGCGTCGGCGGCTGGCAAAGCCGGCTGAACTGGGCGCTTCACAACTTCGGAAGTTTGCAGCCCCAGGAACTGGTCCGCAGAAACGCCGAAGAATTCGCAGATTGTACGCAATACCGGGAAACTGGGGTCGCGCTTTCCGCTTTCCCACATTCCAACGGTTGCCTGTGAAACGCCAAGTTGCTGTGCAAGTTTGTATTGCGACAAGCCACGGCTTTCGCGCTGCTTTTTCAATTCAAGACTAAACATTACAAGCGCCCCCTTTATTCTATGATAATAACGGAAAGTTATAATTTCAATACATTTTAAAAAGTTATCACTTTAAGTGTTGACAATCACCTAAAGTGATGATATAGTAAGGGCGTAGCAATCACTTATAGTGATTTTTAGAAGGGAGCGAAAAACGAATGACGGCAATTAAAAAGTTTCGCATTGCCAAGGGCATGACCCAGGAAGAACTTGCTGCCATTATGGGCACGAGCCAGGCCGCCGTTGGAATGTGGGAAACCGGCGCAAGAATGCCGCGCGCCGACAAGCTGCCGAAGCTGGCCGAAGTGTTGGGGTGCAGCGTTGCCGACCTTTTCAACACTGAAAGCGCGTGAGGTTGAAAGTATGCGAACGCTGAAAAAAGAACAGGCCGACCCGCTTGTCGCGGCAATCTGTCGCGGCCAGCTGTGGGCCACGCCGGAAGAAACGGCGGCCTGGCTAAAAACAGAAACCGGGCGGCGCATTGCCGCACTGATAGAACGCGAACGCAAAAACGCGGCTGCATAAAAACGAAGGGAGAAACCACCATGACAAAGTTTTACGACGATAACAACAAATTGCTGGAAATCACTATGACAGACGACTGCACGGGCGCTTCCTGGGAATGTGAATTTTTCGACGCGGGTGCGCTTCCCTTCAACGCCGAACTGGGCGCGTACAAAGTCAAGGACGTGGAATACCTGGCCGACTACGCCAAGACCTACGCCGACGGCACAAATACCGACATCGACTACAGCACCGACGGCGACGGCAACATCCTGCCCCCGGAAACAAGCGTTTCCTACACCATTACCGACCTGTAAGCAGGAAGAAGGGGCCGGACGATGAAGAAACCATACAAAACGCTGCTTATTATCCTGGCTGTGGTAGCCATTGACGCGCTGTTTTATTTTTGCCTGCTGTGGGTGCTGCGGACTGTGGTCGCCGCCCTCTGCCTGCTGGCCGGGCTGGCCGCAGGTATGCAGCTGTGAAGGGAGAAGAAGGAAATGGAAGCAACCTGCCTGTGTTTTGAACTGCCCGCCCCGGCGGAACCTTCGGCCGAGCCGAACCGGGCCGCCCGGCGGCTGGCGAAAGAAAACAGAATCCTGCGCCGTACCTGCGCGGCCTGCCTGGCCGTCGTGTTTGTTTCGCTGGCCTGGTACGCCTGGGACGGCTGGCAGACCCGCAAAACCTACGACCTGTTAAAAGCCAGCGCCCAGCAGACTGCCCAGGCCGCTGAACAGCGTGCCCAGGGATACCGCGCCACCGCCGATCTGCTGCAAAGCCGGCTTGACGAAGCCGAACAGCGCGCCAGCGAATATCAAGCTGCCGCGGAAGATTTACAGCGCCAGCTTAAAGCGGTAACAGCTACATACACGGAAGGGGCCGAAGAATGAGAACTACCGAAGAGGAAATGAGACAAGCGGGGTTAAGCCGGGAAGCCTTTATGGAACCGATACCGCTTGAACGGCAGCCGCCCATCAAGCACCGCTATATCTGGAACATGCCGCCGGAAGAATGGCCTAGTAACGTAACGGCCCAGGAAGTAAAGGAAATGAAAGCCCGGCACGACAAGCGGCTGCGCGAAAAACGGAAGGCGGCCAGAAAATGACCGTTCTTGAATATTTGCAAAGCCTGGACTCAGAAACACGGGTCGCCGTTGTCGGCTATACAGACAACGTGCTGCAAGGCATCCGCAGCCTGGACGCCAAGACAGCGGCAGCGGCTTCCTTTGGGACCTGGGCCTGCTCTGAATATCTGGCACAGCAGGTTGGGCTTGCATTTGAATGCAATTACCCCGGAAGCATGGATGGCAAGCTCTGCACCCGCTGCGCCGCGGCTTTTCTTAACAGAAAAATGCACGGAGGGCGGCACAAGTATGGAAAGTGAACGCGCCGCCCTTATAAAACGCCTTGCGCCCCTGGTACTGGAAGATCGCCGCCGCGCTGCGGCAGAAAAAAGAAGCGCCGATGTTCCCTGGTACTTTATAAACATCAATCACCCTGCCATGCGTCTATTTTATGATGGCTGGATGCAATCGCGCGGCAGGGCTTCCCTGCCCGGCGATGTTGACAGGGTAGAATTTGAACTTTCGTTGCTGTCAAACAAAACCCTTGGTTTTATGGCAGATAAATACAGGAAAGAAGGCCGACTATGAACGAGAATAAACACAGTCCTGACGAAACCGCCGTCGGAGAGCGCACCGATTATGCCGTGCACTTTGCTGACGGCTTCTTCGTCCCCTGCCCCTGCTGCGGAAAGGAAGTGGAAAGCCCGGACAACGGATTCACCAGTGAAAAGGAAGCAATGGAATGGGCGCTCGGCACGTGTGACTGCGCAGGCGCAAAAGCCTGGCAGCAAAACCGCCCGGCCCTGCGCATGGACAGCCCCTGCACCGCCGGAAAAATGAAAGCAGGCCGCTGCGGGCACACCGCCTACACGGCACGCTGCACGCAAGCCTTATGCAGTGCCTACCACCCGGAATTATACGCCCCGGAACTGTATGCCCGCGCCTTCGACCTGTACGCCAAGCGCAAGGCCGACGAAAAGGAATGGGCAGAGTTTCACCCGGCGGCCACAATTATGCGGTACTGCCGCCAGCTGGCAGAACCCGTCCCCTACTGGGAGCCGCCGACCTACAAAACAGGCAGCTGCCGCTTCTGCGGCCAGTTGCGCGTTTTGCCATTCGCAGCCCCTACCCAGGAAGCCGCCGACAAGTATACAAGCGAAAAGTGCGAATGCCTGGAAGGGCAAGCCTACCGCCGCCGGCAGGAAGAAGCTGAAATTATAAGCGAAATGTTCCAAGAGTTTGAGCCGGACACGCTGCGCTTGCTGGGAACTGTGGCCGATATGGTACGCAGCGAATACATAAAGGGCGGAACAGCCATTAAGCTGGCGGAAAATGTAACCGCAAAATTCAGGCTAAAAGAGGGCGCAGTGATTGTAACGCGCAGCGAAAAGCGCGAGCACCAGCACAGTATTTAAGCGGGGGGGGGGTAATCTTATGAAAATAAGCCGACACTGCCCGGTGCTTGACTGCCCGCGCCGCGGCACCTGTGGAGCCTGCAAACATGGGCAGCAATACGAACGCATGGCGTCAAAAATTCAGCGCCTACAAAATGAAGCCCGGCAGCTGAAACGTAAAGTTTCCACCGAGAAAGGGGCACAACAGCATGAGCACTGAAAGCATCACAAATTTTGCGGAACAAGAAGCCGCCGCCATGAAGAAAAACAAAGAAATGTTTATGGCCCTATGGGTCGAGTACGTCAAGGGGCGCAGGGGCGACAAGGCGGTCCTGCGCTACCTTGAATATTCCGGTTTTTTCACGTCCCCGGCGTCAACGAAGTACCACGGGGCTTTTCCTAGCGGCCTGTGCTACCACAGCGTCAACGTTGCGACTGAAATACTGGGGCTGCTGGAACAGCACCAACTTGAAGACGCGAATTTGCGCGCCAGCGCCGTAACCTGTGCCCTGCTGCACGATATTTGCAAGGCAGGCACATACCGCCGAACCACAAGGCGCCAGCGCGGCCTTGACGGGGAATGGAAGGATGTAGCCACCTATGAATATGATGACAGCACCCTGCCCCTGGGTCATGGCGAAAAAAGCCTGTACATCTTGCAGCACCTGGGCATGGAACTGACCGACCAGGAAGCGGCGGCAATCCGCTGGCACATGGGCGCGTACCGCGACCATGACTGCTACAACGAAATGGGCAAGGCGTTTGAACGTTACGCGCTGGCCCTGTTTCTGCACCTGGCCGACATGACAGCAACATACTGGTGGGAATCGTAAGGGCCGCACAATGGACAACTGTATTTTGTTGAGTATCCGCAAGAACTGGGCGGCGGCAATTCTGTCCAGTAAGAAGAAAATGGAAATTCGGAAACGTGTACCAAGTTACAACCCCAACACAGAAAAACACGCAGAATACCCTCTGCGCGTTGTCATGTATGAGACCAAAGCCCACGGCGGCGCGGGGGCGGTTGTCGGCTTCTTCGACTGCCCCGGCTACATCGGAACCGCGGATCCAGCCGACGAAACAATGGCGAAGCTGTCCGGCCTATCCGTTGAACAGCTGGAGCAATACCGCGACGGCGGCTGGCTGTACGGCTTGAAGGTGCAGAACCCCCGGCGGCTGCCGGAACCTGTGCCGCTTGAAGCCATTCACATGGACCGCGCACCACAAAGCTGGTGCTGGCTGAACAGCATAAACGCCGCCGATCTGGCAGAGATTGCGGCGGCTCAGGGGGTGAAACTGTGAAAGCCCCCGCAATGCTTCCCTTCTATCTGTACGACTTCGGCGCGATACAGCCCGACAGTTTCCTGCTGGGCGACAGCTTCAAGCTGCTGGAAGGGGTGCAAACCGAAACCGTGGACATGGTTTTTATAGACCCGCCCTACTTCATCAAGAAAGCGGAGTGGGACACCTTCGAGAATCAGCAAGAATATAACGATTTTATGGCCCGCGCCTTTTGGGAAGCAGAAAGAATTCTGAAGCTGAACGGAACGCTGGCCTTTTGGCACAATGACCTGCAACAAGTGGCCCGCCTGCTGTGTTGGTTGGAAAACTGGACACAGTTTGTTTTCAATTCCTGGGCCGTATGGGTGAAGCCGAATTTTCGGAAGAAGCTATGGGCAAACCCCGGAACCGGGAACACTTTGCGAAGCTGGTTTAACATTACAGAATTTTGCATTGTACTGGTAAAGGGCGAACCGGGCACAGCCTGGAACAAGTCGGGGCTGGCGCTGGCAAAGCTGGACATGAACAACTTCGGCCCGCTGCGTGAATACTTCCGCGCCGCGCAGAAATACACCGGCAAAACCAAAAAGCAGATAATCGACGCTTGCGGACAAGCAGCAGACCACTGTTTCCGTTGGGGAAGCAGTCAATGGCTTTTGCCAACGCGGGAAACCTACCTGGACATTGTGGCAAAGTTTGAACTGGACAGCTGGGAAGGCTACCGAGACTTCGACAGCCTGCTGGAAGAACAGGCCCGGCTTGTGAAACAATACGAAGAACAGATCCAGGCGGCAGACAATGCCCGCTTTGTCCACAATCTTGATGCAAACCATTGCAATGTTTGGCTGTCAGATGAACCGACGGGCGGGCATCCCATCCACCCAACGCAAAAGCCCGTTGATCTGTTGGAGCGGATGGTCCGAACACATACCAGGCCGGGCGCGGTTGTCTGTGACTTCTTCGCAGGCAGCGGCAGCACCGGCGTGGCC